TTCAGGAGGTAATTCTTTTTTTTCTTCTTCGTATTTATCTTGAAGTCCAAGTTTAATTTTTGGTACTTCCTTTTCCGATGTCGATAACGTTTCCTTGCTCATCTTTTTGCTCCTTGGGTTTTAGCAGGTTAGAGATATCCTGTAATGTTAATTGTATAGCGTGTGCCTGTCCTACTAGATACTTATATTTCTCCATATTGTCAACCCCTCCAGCTAGGATTGCATCTCCAATTTGTTGTAATCTTTCTCTTAGTGATTTTTGTGTTTTGCTTATTACAGTTATTTCGTCCATTACTCTTCTCCTTGTTGTTCTCGAAAATCTTCCAACACTTCAAGTTTTTCTTGAGCTGCTGCAATCTTTTCTAATTGTTTATCTACTTCTTCAATGTGTTGTGGATGTTCTCCAATACCTACTGAATTCTCTAAATATATTTTGATGGTTGCATCAGCTTCAGCTATTTGTGCTTCATACTTTGCTTCTAATGCTGTTAAAATTGCTTTTTTCACTAACATTTCCATCTTCTACGTGCCTGTCGAAGTCTTGAATTTGGATTGGCCGCAGCTTTAGGAAATTGTTTCATTTGTCCAGCGCTTCTTGCGCAATAGGATTTTCTTCTCTTCGCTGCAGCAGAACCTTTTTTAACTTTGCCAGTTACCGCTGTTTTTAATTTTGAACCGGGATTTGCTCTTCTATAGGCAGCGACACCGGCTCGTGTCATACCTGCTCCAGATTTTGTAGATCTAAAGTTTTTTTTATTTCTTTTTGGCATAACGTCTCCACCTCTAGCAAAGCCAGGGGCATCAATCATTTTACCATAATATTTTCTTGAGCTTGCATTACTTAAACTAACAGGACCAGAAGAACCTTGAGCTTCTTTTTTTATATAACTTCCAGTATATTTAACATCTGGCATTCTCATATTTATGCAAGATGAGTTTTACCACAAAGAATACAGACTTTGATTGGTTTAGGAACCTTAACAAATTCTGTTGGACATTCACATCGTTTTCCAAATATTCTATCTATAATTCTTTTAAATAGTTTTTTCATTAGCCTCTCATTTTTTTCAATGTTTGTGCAAGTCTGGCTCTTTGTCCTAACTTACCTTTTTTCTTAGCAGCAGCTGCTAATTTTTTTGCAGGAATCTTTTCGCCTTTTTTAACGCCTAAAGATTTTCTCAACGCCCCTGGTTTCTTAATTGCTTTTTGGATCCATTTGCTAGCCATTAGTGTTTACCTGTTAATGCTCTACCAAAACCTCTTTTAGCAACTCCAACACCCCTAACTCTACCACCTTTTTTGTAGCCTTTATTTAATTCAGACACTACTCTATCTTTTTCAGCTCTTCTATTTTTATTCATCTTTTCAGAATCAATTCTACCCATTTCTTCTAAAAGATTCATTCTTCCTGTGTTCATAAACTACCTGTTTATCTTTCCGCTTTTTTTAGCTTTAGAGCCAAATCTTCCATAAGACTCATCTCTTGAATCTTTAAGTTGTTTAGCTGTTCTTTTTTTTCTTATTCTCATAGCGATAGATTCATCTTTTCTATCTTTGTATCCCTGTTTTTTCTTTTTAACAGATCCACCTTTTTTCATACCAGAACTTCCATATGGAAATCTTACTGGTGATCTTACTCCATTTTGCCTCATTTTTTTCCTCCGTTTTTAAAAATTTGAGTTCCCTTTATACCAAAAATACTTCCAACGACGAGGATCCAAAGGGTACTGAACCATGTCGGGAGTGCCGCAAAATGCTCGAAGAAAATTTTTACTTTCTCCATAGCAACCGGATTGTCACTAAAGACTCCCCAAGCCAGGACTATTATGGGCGCCGACAAAATCACCAAAACGAATTCGTCCTTGTAGTCGTTTTGACGAGCTTCTAGAAGTTTACCTTGGTAAGCTTCCTCACCTCGCGCTTGACGCTCTGCATGTAACAATTGTGCATCAGACATTGCGACTTTTGCCCGTTGCTTGTTAGCGTAAATCTTACTGCCTGCAGAAACGGCTAGTTTAATTGCCGATAACCACATGATTTAATACCAAGTGGCTTTAACAGGTTTCTTATCAGCTCTTAAAGCTTTAGTTCCTTTTACAGTAACTACTTCTGCTTTAGTACCACTCGTCATAGGAATAGTAACGCCGCCTGTTGCATAGCCATCAGCTCCAACCCCTAATTCTTTTACAACTTTAGGGTCTTTGTCCATAAATTTTGAACCTCTTTGCCAATCTTTGCTCATAATGTTTCTCCTTGTTAATATTATAGTTAATTTTTCTTAAAATTTCTACCGAAATCGTGTCGTTTACTTTGATCTGCCATTTGTTGTTTAGCAATAGACACTCCTGCACGTAATCCAGCTAATTCTTCGTTTTGTTCTAGCTTTTCATCGTGTTGTTGGTCGTTCATCATAGCTCTCATTGTGTCTAAATCTAATCTTGCTTCATTATTTGCATTTTTATCTTGATCAGCTCTAGCTTTTAAGTCTAATTCACGTGATTTTAGTTTTAATAATGGATCACCACCTACTTCAGAACTAATTTTATCTTCTTCTTTAGCATAATCCATCGTCATTTCTGCAATTAACACTGCTTTTCTAGCTTCCATTATAGAAGTTAGTTGTTGAGCACGTTGTTGCATTTGCATTGCTTGTGGATTTTGTTGCATCATCGTAGGATTTTGCATCATTGGTGCCATTTGTTGTTGAATCATTTGTAATTCTTTTAATTCTCAACATAATTCTAATTGAATTTGTTCTTGTGCCATTAAACTTATGTGTTCTAGTATATTTTTTTGTAAAGCCATCATAGCCATAGGATTATTTTGTACCATAGAGATTGACATAAAACTTAAATGAGCATCAATGTGTGCTTTATGGTCTTGTCCTGGGTATGCCTGAAAAGGTTTACCACTAATAGCCAAAATATGTTCTAAACTTGGGTCCATTGGTTGTGGTGGTTGAGGTGGAGGTAAGATTGCATTTATATTTTTAACTCCAACTGCTTCATACATAGATCTATAAGCTTGATACATGTTGTGCATCTTAGGATTTGATTGCGCTAATTGTAATTGCATCTGCGCCATAGAAATTCTTTGTGTTTGTGAATAAATGTTGGGATCTGCAACAGGTAAAATATCTACTCTGTCATCAAAGTCTTGTACTTTAATTTCACGTCTTGCACCAGGTACATCATAAGGATAAACTGGTGGTAAATATGTTTTAAATACATTTGCTAATAATTTAAATTCTTGTTTTAATCCTACATATAATCTTTTGTGTATAGCTGACATCACACGTGAGCCACGTTCTAATAATGCAACAGTTGTTCCAACTGCAGCTTGTTGATTCATATCTCCTACTTGTGAGTCTGCAATACTTGCAAATCTTTGAGCAGAGTTAACACAAATACCCATTAACTGTAGTAAAGTTTGATCAGGACCTTTAAATGGTAATTGCATAAACTGATCTTTAATATTTCCACCAGGAACATCTACATCTCTAAATTCTCCAGGTTGTAATGGCTGTGCATCGTCTCGCATTCTTACACCTCTAGTTTTAAAACCAGCTGGTAAGTTTGCTAAAGTTCCTGCATCTAACAATTGTCTTAACGCAACGGTTGCAGTTCTACTTAGTCCACCAATCATGTGAATTAAACCTAAACCATAAAAACCCATTCCAGGTAAAAATTTGTAATGTACAAAATATTCTTTTTTCTTTTTTAAAGAATCTGTTGGTTCATAATTTCTTCTAATAGATAATACTTTGCTGTTAGCTTCATCAATTGTAATAATATAAGGTAATTTAATTCCAGTGGGTTCTCCATCTTCTGGATTAAGATCTTCATAACCCTCTAAATCTACATTAACATGCATTTCTAAAATTGTGTACATGTCTTCACTACCTGTTTGAGTAATGCCTTCTAATTCTAATTCTTTTTGTTTTAATTGATCTTGTTGAACTGGCGGCTCTCCCAAATCAATGTCTTTATAAAAGCCATTGATTTGTTGTTTACGTAAATCATTTTGTGACATACGTATAACGTGGATTACAGCTTCCGTATCTTCTAATGAGGTAGCAGAATACGGTACGACTAAATCTTCAGCCGGAATAAATTTAGAAACAGCTCTACCTAAAAGATCATCATAATAAACTTTCTTAAAGGTAGAACCACTTAGGGGTAAATAGAAAAGCATTTGATCAAACTCTGGTTCATATTCTTTCATCTGATCCATAATTTGATAATTCATAAAATCTTTAACACGTTTAGATTGTTCTTCTTTAGGAACATCTATGTTTCCTAATATCTGAGTTCTAACCGGACCATCTGCTGGTAATAATTCTTTGTAAGCTTGAGCTTGAAATTGAGTAACTGCTTCTGCTAGCACTGGGTGAGTAACTGAACTTGCACCTCTAAATGGTTCTGTTCTAGTTATATATTTAAATCCTAGAAGATTTAATCCTTCTCGATAACTTTCTTCCCATTCTTGTCTTGACTGTTTGTAATCTTTGTATTTATCCATTAGCTCTGCTGCTATTGGATCTAAAACTTTTTCGTCTAAAAATTCTGCTAAATTTTCAAAGTGATCTTCACCACCTTCTGGAGTTACAGCTTTAGGATCAAATTCTACTGTAGCACTGCCGTCTTCTTCAATTGTAATATCTGTTTCTTTGCCTTCTTCTGTTTCAACAAGTTTTTCTTGTTGTTCAACAATTACTTCTTCTCCTGGAATTTCTATTTCAGTCTTTGTATTGGGTAAACTTTTATCTATTGTAGCCATAAGCTATTCTATCCTCTATTTTCTGTTGATTCAACACCTTATCGGGTTGTATCAGTTGTTTTAAACTCTGTCAATTATATCGCTTTAGAGTCTTTATTAAAAAAATTGTATATTAATCCTTCTTCGTTTTGATATTTTTGATATTGATCATACGCAGTCAACGCTGTACTAATCGCAAGTCCTGGTATACCTGCAAATCTACTAACGCCTCTAATTAATCCTGGACTCATTCCTAATCTTAATGCTGCATTCATTTTACCTGGTTTTGATACACCAGAAATTTCTGATAATGTTGACATCGTAGCTAACCCTAACCAGTTCAATGGATCTTTAGCAATTTCTGCTGCAGGTCTGTCCTCTGAAATTTGTTTACCAATAAAATAAGTATCTATAAGAGCAGTTGGCAGTGGAGCGCCGACATAGGCTAAAGATTTCCCAACAGTTTTTAATAAATTACCTTTGATAGGTTTTAACGCATCTTCTGTTCCAGCTTTAACATCTATTGGATTATTTTCTGCATAAGCTTTAGCATTAAATTTATTATCTATTGTATTAGTTTGTGTATTAACAAATGTACCAGCCTCTGTATTATATTTTATATTTGCTCTTGGATTTCTTTGCATAAATTCATTAACAACTCTAATATTTTCTACTTCTGATTTAACAGGAGGTTGAGGCAAGTCAGATGCTCTAATAACTTTTCCTGTAGATAATAATTTTGAAATTTTCTCAGGATTTTTATTTGCAACTTTTATAAAACAACCATCTGCACAATTAACTCTTTTATCCATTGCTTTTCTAAAAGCAGAACCATCTGGTTCGTTAGCATAAATAGTTTTAAAGTTTTCTAAAGCAGTAGCTCCCGCTTCTTTAGAAACATTCATATTTTGCATAAATATTCCGGCTTTTTTAATATTTTCTACGTCTGCTGCTTGAATAGTTTTATCTTTTATTTGTTTTGTCCATAGAGGTTTTAATTTTCCATCAGTAGTAAGATATTTTCTTAACTCTTTATTTATTTCTACTTCTGTTAATCCTGGATAAATATCAAAAGGATCTATAGTTTGTAAACTTTTACCTGGTAATCTAAATTCGTTGCCATCACTTAACCTTACAACTTTATAACCATCTGATTGAGAGGCATATTTAATTAATTTAGCATCTTCTGCTGCAAGTAATTTTTTCTTTTTAACAGCTGACATATTACTCTTTTGAATTCTTTCTATTTCTTTTTCTGCATTGCCAATTTTATAATCTAAATCAGTAAATCTATTTTTAATAACAGTTCCTTCATCACCAGACATCATTTGATTAATTACACCTGGAGTTCTTATTACTTTGTCTCCAGTAATTAATTGTTTACCTCTAATATTTCCTGCGTGCCCTTTATGCACTTCAACATTACCTTTAAAAGGACCCCCCTCAGCTATACCACCTCGGGTTTTGATATCACCCTGTCTTATTTTTTTATCTGTATATCTTTTCTTTTTTCTTTCATCTAAAGTTTTAAGATCAGGTGGTGGGTTTTTAATTGGGTTTTTTATTCTATAATTTTTTACAGCTTTAATAGCATCTGCTTCTTTTCCAAAGTCAGTAGATAAAACTGTTTTATTATCAACAGTAATTAATGCTCTATATAAATTTTTTATTACTCCAGTTGGTTTGTAGGTTTCAGGAACACCTCTACTACCTATTACTTCTTTAAATTTTTGTTTTATAACATTATTTGTTTTTGTAGGTTTACCAACCTTAACTAAAAATTTATCTTTCTTTGCTGGAACAGGTGGTTTTTTTGCTGCGTCTCTAGTTTCTGTTATAAGATTTTGTTTAGCTTTTAATGCTTTTTCGGCATCAGCTTTAGTTCTATAATATTTAGTTCCTCTATAATCTTCGTAATTAGAATCTTGTCTAAAAACAATTTTATACTTAGCCCATTTTGGAGCTCCTACTGATTCATAAAAGTCTCTAGCTACGGTAGGTCTAATTACATTGTAACGTTCAGCCATAGTCTAACCTAAACTCTTAAATTACTGGGATCAATTATATAGTTGTTGGGATCTTCAAATGCTTCCTTATATCCTAAAAAAGGAGAGTCAGGAACTTTACCAGTTTCTTGCATATAATCTGTTTGGAAATTATCTACAAATTCATATCCTTTTGGAGTAAGAGTTTTTGTTACATTAAAATCAGATCTTACCGGAAACTGTTCTTGAATATTTTTTCCAGAGTTTATTATTCCATAATCTTGATTTATAAAGTTTTGATTTTGAATACTACTATCCCCTACTAAACCTTGTTCTTCAGAAACAACTCTTGAATCATTTGTTGGATTGCCAAAAGGATCTTCATACATGTTAGCAAAACGATCATCAGCTGTGCCCGGCATACTAATGAAACCTACATCATCAGCTGTCCCTGCTTGAACACCAAACTCATTTATCATATCCGTTGTTGCATACTTACCAGGATTACCTAATTTAGAATCATTTAAATTTTTTACATTTACATTAGCTGGTGGTATTTTATTAAATGAATCTGGTTTATAAAAACTTTGTAAAGCTAAACTATTATTAATACCTGTTGTATTTACTGCTTGATTCACAGGAAATCCAAAAGCTCCTTTATTTAATTCTAAACCTGTTGGATCAATTACTTGTCCATCTATGTTTTGTAATTTATTAAACTCAGACATGTCGCTGTAATCGACTGGAGGTTTTCTAAATTTATTTAATATGTTTCCTATTATACCCATAATTCCAAATGGAACTTTATCTCTTATTTCTCCATAATTTTCATCATCAGAATAATATCCCATTCCTAATGGTCCATCTCTCATTTGTAAATTTTTTGTAGCATTACCAAATATAGGATTTCCTTTAATACCTCTATAACCTGATGCACCTCTACTAAATAAATCTTGGAAGAAACTTGGTTGTCCGTAAGATTTGTAAGCAGATCCTACATAAGTTTGTTTGTAAGTACCATCGGGTTGTCTAACATTTACATATTCTGGAGTATTACCATATCTTGTAGTTAATGGTCCTTTAGCAGCTGTTTGTCCTGTAACTACTCTTCCTTGTAAAATATCTTGAACTCTTTGTTTGTTTTTATCTACTTGACCTACTCTTCCTCCTGATCCACCGCTACCACTACCACCAGAATTTGGTCCGCCTGGACTTGCATCATAACCACCAAGGTCACCTTGTAATGACATAACACCACCAGGTCCTTTGTTTGGTTTACCTTTTAATGATCCATATAAATTTTCATCAAGTAAAATTTTTTGTTCTCTTGGAGTAATGTAAGCTAGTTCAGCTACTACGTGATCTGGATCTGATAACCATTTTTTAGGAACCGTTACAGTTTCTTGTTTACCTAAATAGTTTGGTCCACCACCTTGATTAGCTGGTTTAATTTTTTTCTTTTCTGCTGCTGTTAGTCTTTGGTCTTTGTAATTTTTTTTCTTAGGTTGCATCATCGAACCAACCCCACCGCCGTTCGCGTACATCTGTGATTCTGAATCTGGTGGTACAAACTGATCGTGGTATTGATGATAAGTTTTACCACCTGTAATGCCACCTTTACCTAATTGCTCTATAGCAATCATCAGGCCACCATCTTTTTTTTTAAAAGTTGAATCTAAAAAATCTAATAAGTCTTCTAATTCTTTAACGCTCATGTTGTCGGTATCATTCGAATTATAACTCGAAGGATACTCATTTTTTAACATGTTTAAAAGCGAATCTCTTGATGCCATTAATAATAAGTCCTATTGTGTGGTATTGAAACTTCGTCTCGTTCATCTTCTGGATGACCAACGAATCCTCCTTGTCGGAATCTCATTACCGCTTGTGTCATACTATCCACCAAATCATCATGATCTCCATAAGGAAATGATGCACACTCTTCAATCACCTCTTCTGCGAACTTTTCGTCCGGCGCCCAAATCTGGCCACTCTCAAAGAGCGGAGACACAGCGTTAACTCTAGCATGTTTGTCGTTACCTTTGCTAGGTGTGTAATTTATAACAGGAATACCCATCTTTCGCAACTCATAAGTTAAAGGTAATCCACTTGCTTTAGCCTCGACAATAACAGACTCAGGTTTCCAATAATCGTATTGTTCTTTAGCTAGTTTACGTAGTTCTGGAAATTCTAATCTATCTTTAACCGCATCGAGTAAAATTAAGTTTGGAGCGGCGTCATCGGATTCATGAAATACACCCCATGTTGTAATAGCAGAATAGTCCGCCGTTTCTTTTTTTAAAAATGCAGTATCATAAGATTGTATGACGTGTTCTAACTTTGGAATATAATCACGGTCCCATTTTCGCCACCATTCCCTTTTTATCAGCGATCCTTCTTCAGCTGTTGGGTTTTGCATCCATTGTGCATTCCATTTACCTAAACTTAATGATGCTTTAACAGATTCTAATTCTTCTAACTTCCAATACTCTGGCCAAACTGGTTTATTACTTGGCATGATTGCTGGAAACTCTATAATTTCCCATTGATCTGATTTTAATTCTTTTTGTGATTTTAATAACATACCGGTTAGATCTTTCATGTTCCATCTAGTCATAACCACAACTATCGCTCCACCTGGTTGTAAACGCTGACGTGGTCCTGAAGTGTACCATTCATAAGCTCGTTCCATTGCAGTCATATTCAATGCGTCTTGCTCCGAATGT